TCGCCGTCACCTAACCATTCCCCGTACCAGGGAGATTCAAGTAAAGCGTCGATGATTCGTTGCGTGATTAGTGTTCTGAGGGTCGTTGTTATTGTGTCCATGTTTTTCTCCATTCGTTGTTAGTCAGTAATCCGTACGAGTAAAACGTCCCCGCTTTCTGAGATGTCGAGATGCCAAAACGAGTCACCTCTTTTTACTTTTGTATTGGTCAGTACCTCGTCCCATACTTCCCAGTACAAATCGCCGTTTTGGTGTGGTCCCATTTCTAGGATCTCTCTTTGTTGATCGGTCATCATGTCGTGAGCGGTACACATGACTGCATACCGTTGGGGCACGTAAATGCCGTGTGAGCCGTCTACCAAACAAATTGAGTCATGTACCGGAAAACCCCATTTGGTGTCTTTTTGTTCTTTTTGTTTGTTGTTCATGTCCCTCTCCATTACTTTACAAGGCGTAAAATTGAGTCAGTCGAACAGAGCTTCATCAAATCACGGTACTCACATACGCTCAGTAATTGAGCATCAGGTGCGTATGTGTTGATTAACTCTCTGAGCGTGTCGAATTTCTCGGGTGTCTCGTTAATGTCGTAGTCCTCGCACACACAGGTATCAACGTAATCAGCTAAAGATTCTAAAGTGTCGAAGTATTTGTTCATGTCCGTTTCTCCATTCGTTAATCAGTCTAATCACTGACTATGTATACATAGTATAGTACTATGATGACATTGTGCAAGGGAAAAGATTCAAAAAGATCGCGTGATGATTGTGTAACGTGGTCGCGGGGTTATGAACTATTCGCAAAAAAATTAAAAAAAACGAAGAATCTTTTGAATAAAAACGGGGTCTAGATCGTCATACAGAACAGTTACGTAGAAACACGTACTACGTTGCATCACTCGCACAGTGAGCGCACAATGAATCCATAATGGCTTACAAAAGATATGGTGAAAACATTAAGATGAATCCTAAGTACCCGTTTATAGGGTCCTATCGACACGCTGTGCCCTATTCTCGTGGCAATCCATACTATCAGGTGCGTAAGAGATTAGGCCTCACTCAAGCCGCTCTAGGCGCTCTATTGGGGTGTACGTGGCAAGCGATTCAATACCGTGAAAAGAGTAAGAGACTGTTTCACGTGATGGAGCTTATGGTACTCGCCGACATCTCCAAGATGAGTGACACTGAGTTTATGCAGATGTTACGTGATATCGCATAGTTATAATAAATTGACCGATAAGTGTCCTTATATGACGTTACGCCAAAGGTGTATACTTGTTAGGTAAGTGCCTGAATCGATTCAAAAAGTATGCAGGGAATCTCGCTAATAGGGCTACGTTTCTCTTTTTGGTTTCAAATCGGAAACGCAGAGGTACCGGTTACATGTATATCCCTCTCCCCACAAAAAAATCCCGATCTACTATGAACCCATAGTGCTGTTATAACTATCCCCGTCTATATGTAATCAAACACAGTTATGAGTGACGAAACAAAAGAGTTAGAAGTTTTACCACCTGTGATGCAGCCTAAGCCTCATACGAGGGACCATCAGCGTAATGAGGATTTAGCGTGTCAGGTGCGGGATTTGGGACGGTTAGGGTTGTCGAAGGGTAATGCTGCGTTAGCTGCGAGGATAAGTGTGTATCTGTTGGATAAGTATTACCTGGAGGATTACTTGGAGGGTGTTGCGTCGATGCAGAGAGGTTTAGCGAGTGTGGCGATAGCTGAGGCGATGAATGGGAATACGCCGATATTGTTGCATTTGATTAAGACTAAGTTGGGTTGGAGTGAGCAGCAGATTATTGAGCATGTTGGTGAGATACGTGCTGTGGTGAGTGCCAAGCCGATGAGCAAGGAAGAATTTGTTCAGAAGTATCTGTCGAAGGATGAAGAGACGTAGTATGTAGACATAGACCGTTGGTTCCGTTAGTGGTGACCGTTTTTGCTGTTTCCCAGGTCCGGTATCAGATTTGTGGTTTGTCCGAAGATTAACAGCGTCAGGCAACCGACAACGGTCTTTTTTGATTGGAGGCATGAATGACTAAGACACCTGAGCAGATGGCAGAGGATTGGCTTTTAGGTCGCTGGTATGCGGTCCATGACCCGACAATCTCGGGTGAAAGCAAAGTTGCCTTTCTTGCTGGCTACAAGGCTGGTCAAGAGCATCCATTTCAGTTTCAAACAAAGATGTGGGTTGACCCGATTGGACCACAAGACCGTTGGATCAGCGTAAAGGAGCGGCTGCCGGAGGATGGGCAAGATGTTTTGGCTTGTGTCAATGGACAGGTGCTTATCAGCTATGTTCACGGCATGAAGGGATTTAGTAACGAGTGGGGATTAGCTGAGAACGGCGAAACGATATGGCCTTCTCACTGGATGCCGCTACCTGAGCCGCCGGGGGAATAATGTTCAGGCATATAGACTTTACAAAAACTACTAAAGGTATTCCGAAGAAAGGCGAAGAAACAGCCGAAGATATAAAGTATTGGAAAGCCATAATAAAAGCACGAGACCAGCATAGTAAAAAAATAGAATCGCAAGGTTACTGGGAGCGCATGTACGACTTGGATGGAGCAGCAATCTCTGAGGAACTTTATGCCATTCCTGGTTGGTGGTTTGAGGAGAACGACAAATAGTGAGCGACATTAAGGAATGAAAGAGAGGCGTTTCCGAACGGTCTATTATCGCTGTCCTAAATGCTATCAACTAGGGATATACGTGACTAACACTAAGTTTGTGCGATGTGGGACAAAACGGTGTGAGGTTAGGTTCTGTTACATACGCAATCAAGTTAGTAGAGCTGAGTACGAGCGTATAATGTGGGGTTTGTGATGGGTCTAGAACATAGCGTAAAGGATGAGTCAGAGCACACTCGTAGGTGTCCGTGGTGCAATCACATCAGTACCGTAAGCGTTGTGGATGGTAAGGATAATTACTTTTACTGCCAAAACCCTGCGTGTAGTGTAGAGCGTATATACGGTGATAATGCCGTTATGACTGGTAGCTATGACCCAAGAGACAGAGAAATACTTTAAGTGTCCTGAGTGTGGTGCCGTTGCTGAAGTGAGCGACGATTTAGAGCCAGGCGAGTTTGAGGTCTGCTTGGAGTGTTTGGAAGAGGTAGACGTAAGAACTAATCCAGCTATCTGGGAAGAGTTTTGGATGTACTGCCAAAAGCTAAAACATGGATGATTACCTCGCTGACAGACGAATTGATGAGAACATCGTCTGGGCTCCGCAGCCAGGTCCACAAGAGGCGTTAGTACACTGTCCCATAACTCTTATAGGCTACGGTGGCGCACGAGGTGGTGGTAAGACCGATGGGGTACTAGGTAAGTTTGCAATCGTTCAAGAACAACTTGGCCAGGACTTTAACGCCATATTCTTCCGTAAAGAGCTACCCCAGGCAGACGACCTTATCGAACGTGCCAAGCAGATATACTTACCGCTAAAAGCTCATTGGCAGGACCAAAAGAAGCAATTCACGTTTCTTAACGGTGGTCGGTTACGGTTTAGGCCACTAGCTGACGATTCGGACGCTGAGAAGTATCAGGGACAAAACCTAAGCCATTGTGCTGTAGAAGAGGCAGGAAACTATGCTGACCCTGCGCCAATATGGAAGCTGTTTGGAGCCTTGCGAGGTAAAGGTGGTGGTCAGGTCATACTTACCTTTAACCCTGGCGGTATTGGTCACTCGTGGCTTAAAGAGCTGTTTATAAGACCGGCACCAAAGGGAATGAAGTTGTTAAGGAAAGACCTGCCTAACGGTGCTGGCTTTGATTACATTTATATCCCGTCACGGGTACATGATAACCAAATACTGTTAGCAAAAGACCCAGAATACATTAACCGCTTGCACATGGTCGGTAGTCCAGAACTGGTGCGAGCGTGGCTAGAGGGAGACTTTGAGATCCATGAGGGTAGTTACTTTCCTGAGTTCAGTAGCAAGCATATCGTTAGTCCTTTTAACGTGCCTAAACATTGGCCTCGGTATCTTGGTTATGACTGGGGTTTTCGTAGTCCTTTTGCCGCTGTATGGGGTGCTGTTAGTTCTGGCAGGGATGACGCAGGAAACGAGGTCCCATACCCAAAAGGAAGCATTGTTGTCTACCGAGAGCTTTGGGGCAAAGGAGTCGACAACGTCGAGCAAGCAAATCGAATTGCTTCTCTTTCCGTGGGAGAAAATCCACTAGGCTATGCCGACCCGTCAATTTTTAAGCATGACGGTGGACCGAGCATAAATGACCAGCTCACCGCCGTTTTTAGCAAGTACAAGCATCCACCGTTTAAAGCGGCAGACAATGACCGGCTATCGGGTTGGTCGCAGATACGACAAAGGTTGGTTAATAAACCACCCTTGCTGTATATTTTTGCTACGTGTCCGTATCTTATCCAGACCCTTCCAGCTTTGGCCATCGACAAACGGAAGCCAGAGGATGCCGACAGCGCAGGAGATGATCACTGTTGCGATGCCTTACGATACATGTGTAAGGCTAGGTTGATTGATAGCAAGTGGGAACAACCTGCGGAAGTGTTCAACAAAGGTGTTATTAAGTTACAAGCGTATATTGCGCACATGCGCCAACAAGCCAGTAGGCCAAAAATATGAGTGATGAATCAGTAATCAAACGCTTCTCAGGTGCTTATTGGAAGAGTCAAATTAACTTGGCTTTAGAGCGTCGAAAGAAGTTTATTGAGGCCGCTGAAGAGTCAATCCGTGTTTATAACGCTCAAAAGGACATTGGTATCATGCGTGATACCGAGCGTCGATTGAACGTGTGGTGGTACTGCGTTAATACCCTGCTACCTGCCTATTACAGCTCAACACCGAAAGCAGAGGTTACTTTGCGAAAGCGGTCTGGTGGTGTGCTTCATGAGGCATCAGCCGTTATTCTTGAGCGTAACATACAGTACCAGATGGATATGGAGTTTAACTTCGACCAGGTAGGGTACACAGCTGCGTTACAGTTCCTCCTTACTGGTCAAGCCGTTCTCTGGGCTCGTTATGCTTTTGAGTCGGAAAACAAAACCGAGGAGATGGTACTCTTCCGTAATCCTGACGGCACGTTTGTTGATTCAGACAATGAAACATACGAAGGACCAACAGACGTTCTTGTGCCAGGTCCAGGCAACACAGTCATTGTTCCAGTTGACGTTGAAGTAAAAGAGGATGAGCGAGCCATCCTAGAGACCGTTCAGTACAACGATTATATTTGCTCAGACGCCAGAAACGAGTCTGAGGTTGAATGGCGTGGTCGTAGAGCTTACCTCACACGTAAGCAAGCTACAGACTTGTTTGGTGAAGAAGTCGCAAACAAACTTAAATACGACAGCTTCCCAGAGGCTATAAAGAAAGACTTTAACCGTGACAGAGAGAAGTACGAAGGCAAAGCAGAAGTTTACGAGATTTGGTGCTACGAGTCAGAGCGAGTGTATTGGATCCAGATGACTGGCGAGAAATCGCTACTCATGGAGTCTGAGCCACCAATTGAGTTTGAGAAGTTTTATCCGTGTGTAGTTATCGCTCAAAGCCAAGACCCAGATTCAGTTATTCCTGTATCTGACTATTCTCACGTTAAAGACCAAATTCTTGAGATTGAGCGGCTTACAACCCGTATCCATGCCGTTACTCAAGCAATCCGCACTAACGCCGCTTACGATTCAGCTATTGGTAGCCAGATTGAGCAGCTTATGATCGGCGACCTAAAGATGGTGCCGACAATCAATTGGCCGTCATACAAGGCTCGTGGTGGATTAGCTAACTCGATTGAGTTTATGCCTATTGCGCCGTTCGTAGAGGCTTTGGCTACATTACAGACAGCACGACAAACAGCATTGGCGCAGCTTTATGAGACTCTTAAAGTATCCGACTTGCTACGTGGTACAAGTGCCGAATACAAGACAGCAACCGCAAACAGACTCGAAAACGCCTGGTCATCCCTGGGTCTTATTGTACGTCAGAACATGTTTACGAAATTCATTTCTGACGGTATCGGCAATCTTGGAACAATCGTTACGACGATGTTTGAAAAGAATAAGATTATGAACGTTGGCGATGCGCCACAGGTTCTTATCCCTCTTATTCCAACACCACCACCGCCGCCGGCTCCAGACCCTAACTTGCCACCAGAGATGCAGCCTCCACCTCCACCACCTGTTGATCCTGCGATTATGGTTGCAGCTATGGAGGATCAGATCATGGCTTTGTACCGTGATGATGATCAGTTTAACTACCGTATCCAGATTGCGTCTGACAGCATGGTGGCTATCGACCAGGCTCAAGACCAAGCAGAAGGTGCGCAACTCATGGCGACTTGTGGTGAGTTCTTCAACCAGATGCGGTCTTTAATAGAGCAATATCCACCGCTATTAGAGTTTTCGATTCAGTTATTCCAAAACGTTATTAAGCGATTCAAAGGAGGTAAGGAACTGGATGGAATCTTTACCAAGGCTTTGGCACAAGTTGGAGAAATCTCTGCGGCTAGGGAAGAGGCGGCTAAACAACCACCTCCTCCAGACCCTAAGACGATTGAGATACAGGGCAGGATGCAAATTGCGCAGATTGAGGCACAGGCTAGGTTGCAAGCTGCGCAAATGGAGATGAGTGATGCTCATGATAAGAACATCATTAGCTTCCAAGAATCGCAACTAAAGATGCAACGTGAGCAGCTTGATGCGCAGTTAAAGATCCAGGCTCAACAGTTCGACGAGTACGTTAAGCAACAAGAACTTGGATTGGCCCAGCAGGAAGTTCAGGTCAAAGCTAATGCTGTCCAGGTTGATATGCTTAAAGTACAAGCTATGTCAGCTAGTGATGCTAACAAGCAGGCGATTCAGCAAGAGACAAACCGCATGGCGCAGATTCTAGACATTCAAAAACTAGAACTTGAAAATATGCGTATTCGATTGGCCGAGTCTGAAAAGCTAATGGAAGAGCGCCGTTTGTCTGGTGAGCAAGAGCTTGAGAGACTTCGGATGGCTATGCAGTCGATACAGACTGCACCAAAGTCAGAGTCGCAACCAGTTGTGATTAACAACATCATACCAAAAGCGTCAAAGCGAGTTGGTAAGGTAACGATGGATGAGTTAGGTAACCCGTCAATCGAGCTGAACAATGTGGATGATGAGGCGTAACCGTGACTGACAATGTTGATGTTAGTAACAGTCCGACCAGTGTAAATCCTGACATTCCTGTTCGTACCTTAGACAAAGGCGGCGAGCAGATTCAGGTTGTAGCAATAGACTACGGTGGTGCCGGTTCAGAGAATCTCACAGTTCCAGACTTTGCGACTGAGAACACTCTTCAAAGTATTAACGCTGCGATTGCTGGCGGGTTGTATTTCAACATCACAACAAACTCCGACATTCTTGGTGTCGGCGTTACAGGTCGTCGCAATAATGAGATTGAACTAAGTTTCTTTGACTCGTTTGACACTAACCTTATTACAAACACTACTGCTGCTGGTGGTTCTGCTACAATCTCTGGTGGTCACGCTCGGTATCGCACAGGAACAAATGTAAATGGTGCTGCACGAGGCGAGTCAGTATACAAATGCAACTACAGACCTGCGCACGAAGAGTATGCGTTTTTTACAGCAGCATTTACGACAGGTGTTGCAAATTCATTCCAACGCATTGGTATTTATGATGCTGACAACGGTGCGTTCATTGGATATGAAGGCACATCTTTTGGCGTAACGCTACGCTCTGGAACGGTTGACACAACGATTGCCCGAGCAAGTTGGAACGGCGACCCTCTCGATGGGTCTGTTGGATCTATCTTTACTCGTGCTGGCATTCCAGAAGCTATCAACCTCACCTACTCCAACCTTTATCGTATTCGTTTTGCGTGGCTTGGATCTGCTTCGTTTATCTTCGAGGTCTTTAGTCCAGATGCGAAGTGGGTAACGTTTCACACTATTCGCATCCCAAACAGTCAGCTTGCACCGTCGATACAAACGCCAAATCTTCCAATGAAGATTGAGTGCGTAAAAAGCGCCGATGGAGTTACAGACCTTTCAATTTACACGGCGTGTTGGGCAGCAGGAACAACCTCTGACTACAATCCAATCACAGAAACATTGACGGATTATAGTCTGGCAAATCTTACACGCTCGGTTATTACAGGCCGTTCAAGCACTGGTGGCGGTACGTACTACAACGTAAAGGTAAATCCGTCCGGTTCGCTTATTACTGCCATTGGCGACATTACTGGCGTTGTCGGTCAGAACACGATGGCAAACAGCTTGCCAGTTGTTATTGCGAGCAATCAAACTGCTGTGCCTGTGTCCGATAACGGTGGGTCAATTACGGTTGATGGAACGGTTGCGGCAACACAATCAGGCACCTGGAACATTAACAACATTACTGGCACTGTTACGTTGCCAACAGGCGCAGCGACAGAAACAACACTTGCCGCAAAGGCTACTGAGTCAACGCTACAAAGCATTGATGGTAAGATTACCGCTTGCAACACTAACTCTGTAACTATTAACGCACCACTACCATCTGGCACAAACAACATTGGTGATGTGGATGTTTTGACCTTACCAAACGTAACACTTGCGTCTCAAACTAATCCGTTTACGTCAGCAATTCCTGTTTCAGACAATGGCGGTTCTATTACCGTTGATGGCACAGTTGCAGCTACGCAATCAGGCACCTGGAACGTTACAGTCAATACCGCACTCCCTGCTGGCACTAACAATATTGGTGACGTTGATGTACTGACACTTCCAGATGTAGCAATCAAAACGTACTCAAGCAGCTCAGTCACCAGCGTAGTTTCTGCGGCTGTAAGTACAAGCATACTAGCCAGCAACGCTAATCGTCGCATGGCAATTATGGTGAACGACACCGACAAGAACGTTTATGTAAAACTTGGTGCAACGGCAAGCACTACTAGCTTTTCGTATAAACTTACGCCAGGTCAAACCTTAGAGTTGCCGATTCCAGTTTATACAGGTGCGATTGATGCAATTTGGGATACGTCTCCGACTGGCAGCATGAGAGTGACGGAGATTAGCTAATGCCTGTTTTCAATCCTAATCCTCTTAGTGAACAGCAGTTTTACGGTGGAACCTCCGGTGGCACAGCGACAGCACAAACAATTACCTGCACTCCGGCACCAGGTGCTTACGCAGCAGGTCAAAAATTTAGGTTTAAGGTAGGTAGCGGTTTAGGCTCAACAGGAGCGGTTGTCACAGCACACACTCTAAACGTAAATGGATTAGGCGCAAAAAATATCGTCAATAATGAAGATGCGACAAATCCAACATTGGGAACATGGATTGCAGGTGCCATCGTTGAAGTAATGTATGACGGCACGAATATGGTGATTATAAACGACCCTGGTGGATGGATTGACAACAGTCCAACGGTTACCGCTGCGTCAGGGTCAATTACCGCTCAAACTGTAATTCGTAGTCAATTTCGCAAAATCGGCAAAGTAATTATGTACTCTGGTGTGATTAACGGCATTAACACTTCAGGTGTTGGAACTACTATTGATGTGTCGTTGCCTGTTAATTCGTCGCCTACTCTTCTTTGGCTGACCACAATCCAGGTCTTCGACGGCAGCGCACAGCAGGTGCCAATAGTTAATAATCAAGGCGGCGTAACAACCATGCGAATTGGTCCAGCTTTGGCTGGCGGTTCGTGGGGAACCCGTAGCGGCGTGTCTGTCCGTTGGAACATATATTACCCTAGCGTGTAGCATGAGCCTTTTACTCCTGCTAAACCCAAAGCAGTATGGCGGCGTTGCAGAAACACCAGACACCAGTGACATTCTGGATGTTTACCGCAAACGCCGTAAAAAGCGTGAGGATGAGCTATTAGAGGAGGAAATTGCCGCTCAGTTGCTCAAGGCACGTCAAACAGACGTTTCAATACCAGCCAACGTAGACGTTATTAAGCTAGGTGCAATTCTTCGTGAAAAGTTGTATGAAAACATAAAGCCAGACGAAGTACAGGGTTTGGAGCGCACAAAACGCATCAAGCTGCTGTTGTTAGCCCTGGTAATGGATGACTAATGAGCAAGTATAAACTGTTCCAATACTGTCCAGTTCAACAAAAAGTAGTACCTATTGAAGAAGTTCAAAAAGAGCGTTTTTGTAGGGACTTATTTATTCAAGACGAGATGCCTCCAACGAGGAATCCGTTAAACCCCAAAGAAATATACACAAGTAAATCAAAGCTAAGAGCAGCCTACCGTGCCGCTGGTGCGGTTGAGGTTGGCGATGCCTATGACCGTGGGTACGTTCCAGAAAAGGAAACTCAACGGTCTGAAAAGCAACTTGTGGACAAAATGATGCGTAATTTACGGGAAAGATATGGCCGATAATACAGAAATACAAGACACTGAAGTGCAGGTTGAGCGATCAGCACCAGAGCGTATGAGTATACGTGACGCCTTGCAGCAACAGTTCGATAAACCAGAAGATACCCAAAACGAGGCTGAACCCGAGGCAGAAGCACAAGAGGAAAACCAAGAAGTCCAAGATGCTGTCGAGCAAGTTATCGAGACTCAAGAGAAACCCGCACTCTTGCCACCAGCAGACATGCGTAAAGAGGAAAAGGAGGCTTTTCTCAATCCCACACCAGAAAACGCTCATATCCTGCAATCATACCTTAATAGACGTGCTTACGAGACACGAGCCGATTATAGCCGAAAAATGGCTGAAGTTGAGGAACTTCGTAAGAATACATCCTCAGTTTACGACACCATAAAACAGTACGAGCAGGATTATGCCAAACAGGGTATTAGCCTCGGGGACATAGCCAAGCGGTCTATAGCGTGGGACCGAGCTATGCAGAACAATCCTGTCGAGACGGCTAGGGAATGGCTTGAATCGTATGGATTGTCGGTAGACGACCTGGCTGGTCAGTATCAACAGCAGCAAGCACCGGTTCAAAACTACCTTACCCGTGAGGATGCCGAGCGAATCGCAGAGGAACGGGTTCAGTCCTTGATGCAGCAGCAGGAACAAAAAGCCGTTGAGTATTACAATCAAAGGGTCGTAGAATCTTTCATGAATAGTAAACCCGTATTTCGCGACCCAGAAACAGCCGCACAAATTGAGGCTGATATGAGTCCAGTAGTACAGGCACTCACAGGAACCGGACGCTACAGCTCACCCGAAGAAATCCTGGAGACGGCCTATAACTACGTCATAAACGGGAACCCTGCTTATTCCAGCCTCGTTTCTAAGATGGCTGCTAAGCCGGTAATTCAAGAACAGAAGGCAGCGGTCGAAAAGGCCAAGGCTGCGTCGAAATCAATATCTGGCTCCGCTGGTTCAGGGACACCCAGGGTACAAACAAAAGACATACGGGATAATCTGCGACGGCGACTCCACGGTGGAGATTAAGCCATAGAGGTTATCCCGAAAATTATAAGGGATAACTAAAATGGCAAATCTTGAGGAAGCAGTAGTAGCGACCCTCTTTGACCAGTCAGATGCAATCGCAGATGAGGTGCTTCACCATAATCCGCTTCTTGCTTCGCTGGATGAGCAGGGTCTTATTCGTAAATTCTCCGGTGGATATGAGCTTCGTAAGCCAATCATGTACAATGATGCGGCTGTAGGTGGGTTCTACTCCGGTTTCTCATCTTTCAACCTTGATGCTATCGATGACGCTACTGCGTTTCGATTCGCTATCAAGCAGGTATATGAGCCTGTAGCAATCAGTGGCCGTGATCGTCGTGCTAACCGTGACGAGGCTATGCTTCTTGACCTTGCTGAGATGAAGATGAAGGCAGCAATTGCTCGTCTCAAGAATACCGTTTCTACCTCGCTTCGTGGCGATGGAACTGGAAGCGGAGGACTTGAGTTCGACGGTATCAAGAAGGCGGTTTCGACCTCACCTTCTTCTGGTACTTACGGAACAATTGACCGTACTTCTAACACCTGGGCACGTAACCTTGCGGTAAACGTAACCCTTTCGGCTTCTAACGTTCAGGAGCAGATCACTGATGCTATCAGCCAGATCACTCGTGGTGACGAGCAGCCGGACCTTGGTCTCATGGACCGAACAGCTTGGAAGTACCTTCACAGCTCACTCACAGCAATTCAGCGTATTCAGCTTCCTGTAAAGAAGGCTGTTGCTGGATTCCGTGTTCTTCAGTACGACGGATGCGATTTCGTATTCGACGGTGGATACGGCTCTTCTGTGCTTGAGACAAACAGCTGCCGACTTCTTAACACGAAGTATTGGTCGTTTGATGTGGTTCGTGGCGCAGATTTCAAACCGCTTGCTCCAGAGATGGCTCGACCGGTTGACCAGGATGCTTTCTTCACGGTTATTATCGTTGAAGGAAACCTCTGCTGCTCCGCACCTGCACTTCAGGCTGTTATTTACGCTTAATTGTAGGAGGAACAGAATATGTCAGGTTCAGGATCATTTGGAGTAAATTACAAGAGAACTTTCGATGTTGCGACAGTTCCGTCGTTGCCAGCTAAAATTGGTGACACAGGTTCGTGTCCAGAAGGAACTTTCTTGTTCGTTCAGGCCGATGGCGCAATCGCTCAGTATGCTTTCGTCAAGATTTCTGACGATGGTCAAGCTGACGAGCTTACAACTACCAATGCAGGTTCAAACAACCTTCAGGTAGGTGTTGCTCAGGTTGCCGCTGCCGACAACGAGTACCTTTGGGTATGGGTTGGAGGAGTTGGTGGAGGAGGAGTTGGTACAGGTATCAAAGGCAAAGTAGCTGCAAGCTACGCTGCTGATGCTAACCTCAACACCACAGCCACCGATGGCGTAGCTGATGATAGTTCGACAACGCTTATCAAGAACGTCGTAGGACTTACGACTGTTGTTGGTGCTGGCACTGTTGAGCTGAAGTCAACTGGCTACCTCACGGTTAACTAAGGTTAAGGCGGGGTAGAAATACCCCGCTTTTTTACGAGGATTTTATGCCAACAGTTACAAACCTTATTGGACTTGGTTTGCCACCGGAGCAAGCTGTGCAGATTTGCGACGGAGTTAATTCTGCTGTCGTAAACGCTACGGCTGCTGGTGTGCGCACTAAGCAAGCAATCAACAACGTAAACGATACAACTCCTACTGCCGCAGAGCTTACAACTTCGTTCGGTGCTCCAGCTACAGTAGGAAGTGGATTTGTAGGCGTAGTAAAAGATAACGATGCTGACACTAACTGCTTTGTAGTTGTGTCAAACGGAACGTCTTTCTTCTACCTCAAGTTTACGAAGGCTCTATAACAAGATGGGGAGGCTCGTACAGCTCCCCGTTTTTTAAGGTGATTTATGCCAGATTTTACACCCTCCAATCCAACCGCTCTTTTCTCCGCTCGACGCCTTGCTGCGGTAACTCCATCTGACTCAACAGACCTTACAGGCGTTAGAGCTTTGTGGGTTGGCGGCACAGGCAATCTTAGTATCAAATGTGTAGACGATAGTGCTGCGGTTACGATTGCAATACCGATAGGTGGGGTGCTCCTACCTGTATTTGCAAGTCGAGTCATGGCTGCAACAACTGCAACGTCTATCGTAGCATTGTACTAAAATGATTATCGGCATTGGAGGGTTTGCAATTACAAGAGTTGGAGGCGCAGCTCCCTTGTGGACTCCAGCGGCTTTAGGCGCAAACCTTGGCCTTTGGTTTGATGCCGATGATGCCAGCACGTTTACGTTAGTTGGAACAGCGGTCAGCGAGTGGCGTGATAAATCAGGAAACAACCGACACGCTACGCAAGTCACCGCAGCCAGCCGACCTGTTTACACTACGGGTGCGTTGAACGGCAAACCAGTGGTAACCTTTGACGGTGTAAACGATTTCCTTAGTCCATCGGCTTTTACAGGTAGTAGGATACAAAGTTCAGCGATTGTAGTGGCTACGACCGCACCTACAACCGATCAGCATATTCTTGACGAAAGCAATAGTATTGCTTACGGCGGAGGTTTGTTACTGAGATTCGTCAGCACGAGCAAAGTACGATATTGGGCTCAAGATGCTGTTCCGATCACTGATAGTACAACTTCGGTTACATCAGGTGCTTACAACATAGCAGTAGGTGTAGAAAGCACATCCTCCCGTATTTTAGCGTTAAATGGAACTATAGAGGCTACGGTAACGCCGGGTACCTCGGCTCGTAATGCTGCCAACCCTCGTATTGGAACATCAGTTCTATTTGGTCAGCCATTGAAAGGATCGTTGTCGGAAATAGTGATTGCGGCAACAAATCTTTCCACTACAGACCGACAAAAATTAGAAGGATATTTAGCTTGGAAGTGGGGACTGGTGAGCAAACTGCCAGTTTCTCATCCCTATAAATCTGGACCGCCAACTTTGTAAGCGAATTTGTGGAGATCCCAAGTTTTATGTTTCGGTGTATACATAATGGCATAGGCAATCTTTTATAGGAGAAATATGCCACAAATAGACTGGAACGCTTTAATGACGGGACAGAGCCAGCAAAAGAAGCGGTACTCTGGTGCCAACGTCAAGTTCTTCAACGCTTACAACGAAAACCGAGAAAAGTCCTTAAAAGAAGGCAGAGCTATATTTGATGAGATTCCCTCAATCTCTATCCAGTGGCCTGGCGGCGACGAGACTGTGCGCAAGATTGAGCCGCAGGACGTGCAGGAGTACCCTGAGCTTTACAAGGCTTTCATGGCTGGTAATGAGCCTATTGAAAGCGGTACACCCTTGGTCGAGTGGCCTCCTATCAATGGTTCGGCTGTGCGTGAGCTGCAATACCTTGGGTTTAAGACCGTTGAGCAGTTGGCAGAGTCTAATGACAGCTTGCGACCGAAGCTAGGACCCTTGTTTAAGTTCGTGAAGTTAGCGCAAGATTGGCTTGCGGCATCGAAGTCATCACAAGCCGATGTGGTCAGCCTCAAGCAACTACTTGAGCGAGAACAGAAGCGCACCGCAAAGCTAGAACAACAACTAGAATTACTCATGCAGCGTGTCGAGGCCAATGAAGGTACAGACTTGCGTGATGTAAGAAAGGAGGTGATCCGAGAATCTGAGGTTGAGGATGTACTCATCGACGACCCTATTGAGGATGCACCAAAGCGGCGAGGTAGACCGAAAAAAGTATGAGTTTAGCAACGATTGTTCAGAATGTAGCAAACGAGTGCGGCTATACGGTCGAGACTAATATCGTATCGTCCACTGAGACTACAACTAAACAGTTGTTGGCAATTACTCAGCGCATGAACAGGGAAATCTTTGAGGCTTATCCTTGGCCTAAATGTTATGCGTCTGGAAGTATTACTCTGGTAGGAGGGCAAGCAACATACGCTCTGCCCTCCGCCTTTTCTTGGTATCAATACGAAACATTCTGGAACAGTTCTACCCGTTGGCGAATCCTTGGTCCACTGAGTGAGCAAGAGTATGGCGAAATCAGAGGATTTGGACTCAACACAACGGTCTACCAAAGGATGCAAATCCGAGGCATTACAAATACTGAGTTACTTATTAGCCCGACTCCTGGAGCTAATAATAACGGTGATATTATTGTGTTTGAGTATATTGCTGATCGAAGCGTTAAGCCAAAAACTTGGACTACCGCCACGGTTTTTGCCGCAAACACCTACTGTTTCTACAACGGAAATTATTACAACACCGCCGCAGGAGGCACTACCGGAGCTACCCCGCCGACACATACAAGCGGATCTGTTTCTGACGGAGGTGTAACCTGGGATTATTACAACGGTCCTTACAGCACATTTCTTGCTGATACCGATGTAAGCGTATTTAATGAAAAGTTAGTCGAGCAAGGTGTGTTAGAGCGTTTTGCTGAGATACACGGATTAACAACCGTTCAGCAACGCTTTCCAGCACAACTACACGAAGAGTACAGCAGGGATAACCCTGGCAAGATTATATATGCCGGTGGTCATACTCGTGCTGAACTTTTTGCTAGAAGTGGAACGGCTGTATTTGGGACTTGGATCTAATGGCTATAGCAGGACCTACAACACAACAAGGTGACCCAGAGCTTACCTACCGAGACCCTAACGCCTATATTGCGTGGCTACGCTCAAAAGGCGTTCCTCCGCAACAGGTGTATCAAATGGTGACTGACCGGTTTGGAGTTCCTAAAACGCCACAGGAAAGAGCTAAAGAGCAAGCCTCTCAACAGCAACAGGCGGGTTTGGCGCAAACCGGTGGGGCATTAGCTGGCATTTTAGGTGCTGGTTATTTAGGTAGCCAACTCAGCGGGCTAGGTGGTGCGGCTGGTGCAACAGGTGCAACAACTGCTGGCACTACAGCTGCGGGGACTGCTGGAACAGTAGCAACTCCTACTCTTGTTGGCGCGACTAAAGTAGGTGCTGGAGCTGGTACAGCCGCTTCTGGTAGTACGCTTGGAACTATCGGCTCCGTTGCATGGCCTGTAGCTCTCGCAGTAGGCACGTTATCAAATGCTTGGGAAACAGGCATGAAAGACATTCTCAGGGGACGAGGAGATCGTGCAGATTGGATAAATCAAGGTATTAACGTAACTACAGGCTTTTTACCGAATACAGCTTTGCGCCTTGCTGGCAAACGCTCTATTGGACAAATGATGACGACTGGAAAATCAGACGCACAACTTATGCGGGATGATTTCCGAGGGTTGCTAAAACAAACTGGCGTTGCTGACAAAAACTACAAAGTAACTTTAGCTGATGGGTCTAAGTTTGATATTGGTCTTGATGGCAAGACCCGTTACCAGAACGTTGGCGAAAACATTGACGGCAAAACAAGCCGACAAGCCTGGGATGTAGACTTCAGTAATCCTCTTGCAAAGTTTGCGACTGACCAAATTGATCCGATGATTCGCAACATTTATGCGGAGACGGATGGCAAGGTGAAGCCAGAACAGTACACTGGTATTCTTGTAAATGCTGTAACGTCGAACGCTAAGTCAGAGCAGGACGTATTAGCAAATATACAATCAATGCTAGGAAAATCGGATTTAGCTAAGAAAGCTGGCGTAGGCGTAGCAACACCTTCCAAGCCAATAGCACGACCACCGAAGGGTCAAACAGTTCGTGTATCTCCTGGCATGTATATGAACTACAAAGGCGAGGTTAAGCCAGCTAAAACGATGAGCCAGTCACTAAGAGAAAACTACAGGAAATAATATGAAACGAGGCGCACTCACACGCACACCAACAGCACGAAGCACTTCAAAAGCCGAACGTGGTCGAGTCTATGCCGGTGGTTCTCCAAACTTCGACGAGAGCACCGGACGATATACAACACCTCCCCGTGGGTAAGAGCGCATCAGTCCTGGTGTATATCGCACACCAAGTGGACAGGTAATGAGCGGTCAAGGACGAGTTTTGCCGTCCCAACCACAGGGTCAGCGACTTGCAGGAGCCATGATACCTCCTTTGTCTGCTTCGTCACCGGCGGCACTTATAAGCAAACGACCTCTTGCTCCAAATGAACCTGCGCCGATGGTTCCTCCTCCTGTCGACATGCAAAAGCCGTGGATGAACTTCCAGCCTCCACAGATGCCGCAGATCCCACAACGACCTCAGTTAAGCATGGGAGAGGTGTCTAGAATGTCTGGGGATGAGATACAGCAGTACATTGATCAACTTCAACGATTGAAGCAAGCGCAGCAACAACCAGCTCCAGTAGCTAATTACGGCATACCGCAACAGCAAGGATAGTCATGGGTTTTGAAGGCTTTACCATGTCACCTCCGTATGGAGGGTTGGACGTAGTAAGTCCCATAGACAACATGGATCCAGCCTATGCGCTGGAGTTGGTAAACGTGTTTCCAGGTGCAGGTGCTCCCACTGTACGGCTGGGATATACACAGTTTGCAGATACATCCTCGTCTGCTGCTCTCTCCTTTGCACAGGCGTTGCACCTTGCTGACGGAACAAGTCAGTTAGTCGTGGGAACAGCAAGCAAACTGTATGCAATCACCGCTGCCGGGGTTGTAACAGACATTACCGGAGCTGCAACGATAACAAGTGCTGACTGGCAATCTGTTACTTATGCTAATCGCATGTACCTTTGTAATGGTGTGAACCCGCCGTTAGTTTACAGTGGTACAGGCACAGTAAGCACTACGACCTTTACCGGTCCAACTTCAATGTCGAGTCTTATCAATGTTACAGCGCACAAAGAGCGTTTGTACTTTGTGGAAGCGAATACGGCAAAGGTCTGGTATGGCGGTTTGCAAGTAACTGGAACCGGTGGGACTCCGGCACTTACTTCGTTTGATTTGAGCTATGTATTTACTCGTGGTGGCTTTCTCGTTGGCATTGGTAGTTTTAGTCAAAGTACGAACGTAGCGTCTCAAGACTACTTTTGGGCATGTAGCAGCGAAGGCGAAATAGTTTTCTACAGTGGCACTTATGCAGGTGACCCAGGCACGTGGGGACTTGTTGCCAGGTATTTTATTGGCAAGCCTTTAGGTTACAGAGCTTTTATTCGTTACAACAATGACGTTTGGGTGATTACAGCTCAAGGCATTGTACCACTTTCCGGATTGATGCAGGGTGATCCAGAAGCGGCTCTAAACATGGTGAGCGCCAGAATTAACCCTATTATTACTGAGTACGCAAATCTTGTTTCTTTTGATCATGAGTGGACTGGTTTTTTCTGGCCACAAGGTCGACGCATTTACGTATCAATACCGATCACAGGTAGCGGCTGTAAGTTCCTCGTTTACAGCATTGATACGAAAGGTTGGACAATCTTTCAGTTGTTTGATGACAACCATGCGTTGTCGAGCTGCGTGTTTCAAAACCTGCCTTACTATGGTTCTTCCCTTGGTATTGTTTGGAAAGGAGAGACAGGGCAAGCAGATGCGGTTACTAGCACTACAAGTCAAAGTATAATCTTCTCTGGCAGAAGTGCGTTTAGCTTCTATAACAGTCGTGGCAATTACAAAGCGTTTAGAGACATAAGACCACTAATGCGCACAAAGCGTGGCATTACCTTGTCTCTTGGCCTTGACACTGATTTCAAACGACAACAAACCGTCACTACAGTTGCGACTCCTGCTGGCGGGTTTACGCCTTGGGGTAGCACTGGAGGCAGTCCTACGTATACGCCTTGGGGCAGTCCTTGGTCCTCAGACGTGGAGTATGTGTTTGACCGGTTTGCAACCAAAGGGCAAGGCCATTGTGCTGCGGTGCGGTTTGGTGGCTCCCTGAAAAACTCAACTTTGCAAATACTAGGCTTTGAAATACGATTCGACATGGGTGGACAGGTATAGTTATGGCACAAAAGAAAGCTACAAAAGGCGCTCTTGGGAAAGACCCAGGCAAAAAAGATGCGACTCCGTTTGACCCTGCTCGTGCGACGAAGCGGGTTGAGTACCTTAAACGTGTACGACCAAACGACCCTGAGATTCGTCGACTACAAGGCAAAATTAAGAAATCAGGTTATCAGGCAAACAATGTAGAAGTGCCACCTACGCAACCTTCTCAGGAGGAAAGAGTCGTACAGGCTGGTGGTGACGTGTTTGAGCAAATGGCTGGATACGCAAAGCAGTTTGACCCACGTACATTCCAGGCTCAATATGAGCCGGTTTACTCTCAGGAGATGGAGCGAGCTAGGCAGAACGTCCTGGGTCAGTTTGAACGCCGTAACGCTGAAGAGTTCGCAAGACAGAGCCAAGAAACAGAACGTTCGATTGCAGAGCGTGGTTTAGACCCTGCTGGCGAGGCTGCTAAAGCGTTAAGAAAACAGACGACCGAGAGGCAAGACCTTGCTCGACAAGAGGCTCTAAGTGCCGCTGAAAGCGCCGCACAAGGCGTACAGCAGCAGATGTATGGTCAGGCTACGGGAACTGCTTTGTTGCCAGGACAGCTTGCAGGTCAGTACATGGACCCGTACATGTTGCAGCAGCAACAAAGATTTGCTGGTCAGCAGCAACAACAACAATTTGAGCAGCAAAAAGCACTTGCGGCACAGCAACAGAAGTATGCTTTAGAGCAAATTGCTAAGACTCCTCGTGGTGGTGGAGGTGGTGGCGCACAGCCAGACTATTGGAGTCAGTATTTAATGGGGTCGCTAAGCCAAGGATATTCACAACAGCCACAAATCAATCCCTACGCCGCAGCGGCGCAAGGTGCAGCAACCGGAGCTACGCTCGGATTAACTAGGCAATTAGGATAACTGTATGGCAGGTGAGGACTTATACAGCGCATTAGGTGGATTGCAATACAGTCCCTACGAGACGCCTTTCGGTACAGCAGCCGCAACTGTTGGCGCTGCTACTCCTGGACTAATCAATCCTTACGGTGGGACGGGTCAAGCCATTGGTATCGCATTAGGTGGAACGTTAATCTCTGCCTTGCTTGGTTATCAGGCACGTCAGCAAGCTGCTGAACAATCCTTACAAGCGGCTCGCTTAGGAACTGCACTTCTTGGTGCTGCAACACCACAAGAGCGTCTAAGCATTATTGAGACTGCACCTGACGCTCAGATGCAAAGTAAATTGCTTGGAGTAAACACGCAGCTTCTTGGCCAAGAGCGTTTAGTTCAGGCTTTGCGACAACAGAAGCAAGCTGAAGCTGAGGCAGAAGCGCCAAGCAAGATGCTGTTAGCTGCTTTGCAAGGCGGTCTAGTTAGTCCGGCAAAGGTAGAACAGTTATTGCAGGGTCAAAAAGTTCCTGGTGTATCTGCCGCAAAGACAGCAGAGCAAACGTTGGCAGAGGCAATTTCACAGCCAGCAGCTAAACTTCCAGAGGTTGCGACTGAAACATTGAAGGCACCTACGCCTCCTACAGTTGAACAGCTTACCGAAGCTGATGCACAGCTCTTGTCGCCAAAGGAGTATGAGCAAAAACAGGCTCGGATTGTTCGTCAGCAAAGAGACTTAGAACTTTGGGGACAGCAAAAGCGATTTGAGCAGGAAAATGCAAAAGACCAAAAGCGAATCTTTCGAGAAGCTAGTAAAGAGTTAGCTGACAGTGCAACAGCAAAAGAGTATGAGCGAGTTGATCAGGCTTTAAAGGTAGCTGAAAACATCGCAAAGAAGGAAAGTCCTCCGATTGGTGATGTGCAAAAATTGATTGCCATAGCTCAAAAAACAATAGACCCAAGTCAGGTTACGCTTGGCGAACAAGAGCTGTATTCTAAGGTTGATCCCTTGTGGACTCGTTGGAACACACAAATAAAATCAAATCTGTTTGGTTCGCCGCAAATTAGTAAAAAGGCAATTAACGATACTGTTGAGTTCATACGCAACATTCACGGCGTTCTTGGTGAAAAATACAACACTACCGCTGCAAATGTGGCAAAACAATATGACATTCCAACTGCGGATGCCATCATGCGAGCACCTCGATACTCAACACCAACAAAAAAACGTGCTCCGACACCAGAAGAAGCAGCAGCGCATTTACGATCAATCGGAGTGGAGCCGTAACCATGGCTGATGAAGTAGACTTTTCTCAGTACAGTATTGATGAGCTTAAAGCTATTGCACGAAGTGCGCCTCCTACAGAGGAAGCAGGATTGCTTGATTGGGCTTTAACAAGACCAGACGGCACAAAAACTTCTATTGGCCAAATAGCAGCAGACATACCGATTGGCGTAGCAAGAGCTGGTGCTGGCCTTGCTGATATTTTATCTCTTGCAGGTCGTTCTTTGACCGGACAGGCATTTCAACGTAGCACTCCAACGTTTTCGGCGGCTGAATCGTTACAAAAAGGTTTGAAACAAATCGGTTACGGTGAAGAGACGCCGTTGCAAAGAGCGGTAAGTTTTATGACGCCGATTGCACCAGCAAAACTCGGACAACAAGCATTAGCCGGGCTTTTGTCTTATGGAGGTGCTGAAATAGGTAAAGAAAGTGGAGGCGTTCCTGGAGAAATTGCTGGTGCCGTGTTAGCTCCAACAGCAGGACAGCTAAGCATATCTGCTCTTCGTGGCGTTGCTCCTATTGCGCAAATCTTAGCAGGAAGCACTCCTGCGATGGAGCGAGCTGTTTCTAGAGAGTTAATTGCTGCTGCGGGTCCAGAAGGTGTGGAACGTTTGCGAGCAGCACAAACTTTGCCGGAAGCGTTGGTGTCTCCCTTAGGGCAACCGATTACCGCAGCAGAAATTGCACAAACACCTGGACTTGCAAGTGTGCAATATCAATACGGGAAAGAAATTCCAACCGGTCAATTACTGACAGATACCGCAGCGGCACGTAAGGCTGCTCAAGAAATGGCGTTATCTGAGCTTGGTCGAGTGCCTCAACGAGGCGAATTAGCCGCTGGATTACGTCAGGTCGCTACACAAGCTGCGGCTGAAAAAGCTGCTAAAGAAGCAAACGTTTTAGAGAGTTTAGGACTAACGGAGGAGCTTCGTCGAGTTACTCCGGCAGAGCGTGGGCAGAGAATCCTGGAACAACTTAATTTAACCAAGGAATCTGATGTTGTTAAATCCATCGACACAGATATTACCTCAAAGATTCCGACTGCCGCTCAAGAACCAAGCAAGCTGGTAAAAGCACTTGGCGAAAGTCTTGCTTCAAAAATTGCTACTGCCAGAGAAGCAGCAAAAGAAGCTGGTCGCACCGCTTTCAAGGATCCTGAGGTATATAACGTATCAGTTGATCTGCCGGATATTCGCAAGGATGTAAAAGGTATTGTCTCAGACTGGAAGCGAGATCCCTCTCAGCGCATTGACGATGCACGAATCACGCAGCAGATAAAACAATTAAAAGCCTTGGCTATTCCAACTAAAGACCTGCCTGAAGGTGTTGTTGCCACAGCTCGCATTGGTGAACTGCACAACATTCAAGTAGAGCTTGGCAAGGTAATTGCAAAAGCTAAAACGGGAGAAGCAACGCCAGGACAAGCACTAGCAAAATCGCTTTATAATTATGTCGGGAACATCATTGACAAAGCACCTGGTTCTGAAAAATTACTAGAAGCAAAAAGCAAATGGCGATCATATTTTGACACGTTTGTATATGATCGAGAACGTCAAAAAACATCTCCGCTTAAAGCTATCATTGGTAAAAGCCCAGAAGATGTTGTTACTTTTCTCACGAGTAAATCTGTCAACGTAGAAGCACTTAAAAAAGCTGGCATTGATCTTACTGATATAGAAACACAAAAACTTAGTGAATTTGTAAATCTCCCAAATGCTAAAAAGAAACTTCAGTGGATTGAAACAAATCGACCAAAACTTTCTGAAACAGGTTTCTGGCCAAGCATTGAAAAGTACGCAGAGCAACTCAAAACTGTTGCTGGCGAACCTTCTACGGTAGCTGCAAAACGAGTTAGTGAGGTTGTTGATTTGGCCCTTCGCAATCCTGAAAACGCTGCTGATATTGTCAGCCGTACTGGTGGTAAAGAATTGCGAGATGAATTGCTAACACGATTAGAAAACCAAGGGAAAAAAGCGCAAACGTATCTTCGTAGCAATTTGGATACGTTCAAAGCTGTATTTGGGTCGGATGTCAATAAAATCTCGGAGTATGCAACGTCAGTTGGAACACCGGACGAGTTTGCTGCATACGCCAAAATTGAAGATGCCACGATTCCAAAAACTATCTTTAGTAATGCGCAACGCACTAAAGATTTTATGGCAAAATTTAAAGGCACCGAAGCTGAATCATTAGCTCGTGGCCGTTTTATAGCGGATTTGAAGCCAGAGCGTGCAGGACTCGCAGAACGTCTCAACAATCAAGATCAGATTGCTCGGGCATTGTTTGGTGATGATTTGAATAAAGTACAAACGGTGGTTAACGACATTGAAAGTTCTCGCTTGCCGTTTGAAAAAGCAACTACCGCAACGGGTCGTCAATCCATTACGGGACAGGTCGGCACTACAATGGGATATATTTTTAGCCAACGTGCGCTGATTAAGAGCATGAAACTTGGCCAAGTAATGTCGCCTACTCTCGCTTTGTACGATCCACTTCAAGCACTTTCTACTTTTGCGGTTGGACGCTTAGGAGCATTACGAGATTCGCAAATGAATGAAATTGCGATTAAGATGCTGAAGGATCCAAAGTTAATTGACTTAGCGGCTGCTCCACCTACAGTTGATAACGTAAAACGTTTCACTGAACAACTTACTCAACTTGGATATTTTGCAACAAAAGCGAAAGGTGACAAACAAATAACCGCACCCGAATCTTCTTTAAGCACAAGTGCAGAAACACCGCAAACATCAGAAACATTAGAAACCGACGAGGTAGACTTCAGTCAGTATTCTGTGGATGAGCTAAAAGCTATTGCTCGAATGGCTGAGAAAACACCAGCGCCAGTAGCACCAACACAGCCTGTGGCCAAACAAAACATCAGCGCATTGATTGCAGAACAACCACCAATCATCCAGGCGATTATCAAGACAGAATCGGCGGGCAAGCCAAAAGCTGTAAGCGGTAAAGGTGCACGAGGACTGATGCAGCTCATGCCTGGAACAGCTAAGGAACTTGGCGTAGACCCTAACGACCCTGCGCAGAATATCGAAGGTGGCACACGCTACTTCAATCAGATGAAGGACCAATTTGGCGATACTAAACTGGCATTAGCTGCGTATAACTGGGGTCCAGGTAATCTCAAGAAAGCGCAAGCAAAGGTTGAGGCGAAGGGTAAGAAACCAACGTGGGAAAATGTATTAAAGTATGTCTCTGTGCCTAACGAGACAGAGCAGTATGTAAAGAAAGTATTGAGTTTAGCGTAGGAGATATATGGGCTGGAGCGGAGGGACATACTCTAAAGGAAATAGCGCCACAGGCGGTTGGGCTGGTGATGCCTCTCTTGGCATTGGCATTGAGGCTGGTCGTCATGACACGCAAGACAATGACTTTGCCACTGGCATTAACAACTGTATCGCTAAGGACGGACAGAACGCTGCTACTGCTGATCTCCCAATGGGAGCGTTTAAGCACACCAACGTAGCTAATGCGACTGCACGTAATAACTACGCTGCTGTTGGACAGGTGCAGGACGGTGACTTCATCTGGCTGGGTACTGCTGGTGGTACTGCTACAGCACTTACGGCAAGTGCCACTCCAGATATTACAGCCTACAAAGCTGGACAAAAGTTTCGACTTATTACCGCCTCTGGTTCGACCGGATCAACGGCAACTGCACATACGCTTGCAATTGACGGATTGCCTAGTCCAAAAAATATCGTGAATAACGAGGACAGCACTAATCCCACGCTCGGCACGTGGGTAGCAGGTGCGATCATGGAGCTTGTGTATGATGGTACTAATTTTAGGATTACGAACGATCCTGGGGGATGGTTGACCTGGACTCCAACGCTTACTCCAGGTGGATCGATGACTTTTACCTCTGTCGTCAGAACAATTACGCAATTTAGAAAAACAGGTAAAACAGTAATTATTCACTACAATATCAATGGAACTACCGGAGGTACAGGCTCCCCCTGGATTGATGTTAGTTTGCCTGTCAATTCGACATTTACAGGCGATTTACTTCCAGTGCTTACTTATGACGCCATTTGGTTAAGTTCTTCAGCTTCTTTTACCTCTGTTGCTGCCTTTCGGCATTTTGCAACAGTCTCGACAGGCATTAATTTTAATTTAGGCACTGGGAAATATATAAATGCAATCGTTTCTTACAGGAGTGTGTAATTATGGACTGGCTAAATTTATTACCGCCACAAATATCTGCCAACGAAGCAAGCGATTCATTTCTTGAACAAATAATTCGACATTATCGCAACACGCAACTTGCCGCATCTGACTGGACACAGCTCCCAGATATTGAAACGGACAAAGTTGATGTTGCAGCGTGGCGTGTCTATCGCCAGGAGTTGCGGGACATGATGAACAAAGGCGTACCACCGAAAGAGATTGTCTTTCCTACGCCTCCAATATGAAGCAGTTAAGGCTTGTCAGAGTTACGGAGCACAACGGCGCTACGTTTGGCGTTCTCTGTATCGACGATGCGCCTGAGTTTGTTACGCTTGAAGATGCGTGGCGAGACAATGAAACGAACATTAGTTGCATACCTCAAGGCCGTTACAAGATAGTCCGGCACAAGTCGCCTAAGTTTGGTTTGGTATACAAGGTTTGTGACGTACCTGAGCGTGAACATATTTTGATCCACGCAGGTAATACCCACAAGGATACACACGGCTGTATTTTACTTGGGATGCAATACGGTAAACTTGGTCCTGAATCTGCTGTCCTTGCAAGTCGGTCTGCGTTTTTGCAGTTCATGGAGAAGATGCAGGACACTCCAGAAGCACAACTGATTATCATTGATGCTTATGGTGGAGGCCGTGTCCATTGACGGAGCAAGATTTAACACAATTCAAAACGTGGCTAGACCTAGCTGTAAAAGCAGCCATTGGCGTTGTCATATCGATTGTCGGAATGGATTACCGGTCTGTTAAGAACAGCTTAAAAGAGCTGGAAGAGTCGAAGTATCGCACCACGATGGAAGTGCAGATTATCCAGGCCGAATTGACCCATATAAAGAGCCAGCTTGAGCGACTCGATAAGAAGATTGATAAGGTTTTAGACAAATGAAATTCCTGATTGTGCTGTTAGCATTTATGGCTACGGCACAAGCACAAGGCGCTAGTTACCTTGCCCTGTGTCATCCTTCTACCGACTGCAAGGCCGTTAAACGCACCTGGAGCGGCCAGGATACGATTATTACAGGTTGGCTAGAGCAAACCTTTGGCTCACAGTGCAAGTGCGCTGACGAGCTTTTACAGAGCCGTAAAGCCAAAGTCATACGAGTCCATCTGATAAACTCACCGTGTATGCGAAATGGCCGGTGTGGGAAGTATGAGCTGCTTTATGGCGAGACGGCTGATTCAGCGAGTAAGAAGGTGCGGCGTGGCAATCGTCAGTTTTTGCACAAGTTCGACAGAATAGTTCGTAGGTTTCGGAACCGATTAAACAGAGCGACAGGTAGTGTTCAGTGTTTTGTGTCGCCGTGTCTTGAGTGTGACCTTGATGGAAGAGCTAGAACCCTACTTGCCGCTCGTGTATCTGCTATGCTGCCTGGCTGTAACATTGTGGATAATCCTTTCAGAACCGCCTGTTTGCCAGGGTACGTCTGTGAGAAGCATGGAGCAAGTCCTAGACTTACTGCGCCATGTATCGTTGATTTAGACGGCGTTGATGGGACTGATATAAACGTTGACAAGTTTGCCAAGCGTTATCGACACTGTGACATAGCCTTCTATTGGGAACATTGGATGAACTGTATTCGGGGTCCGTTTGTGGACCCACGGAAACGTGATTGCAAGTACGATAGAAGTATGTACGACTATACAAAGGGTATTTTATGCCATTCTTTCTTGGGTCAATCATTCGACAC